GCCCCGCGCGCCCCGTCCTGGCCGCCCCGCCACCCGGCCGCAGCGAGGTGCGCTCGCGCGTGCTGCTGTCGGGCCCGTCACGCCCGCACTGGCCCTCGCGCCTGGCCGAGGGGCTGGTGCGCGAGGGCTATCGCGCCAACCCGGTGGTCTATCGCTGCGTGCGGCTGATGGCCGAGGCGGTGGCCAGCCTGCCGCTGCGGTGCGAGGGACCGGGCACCCACCCGCTGGCGCGTCTGATGGCCGCGCCCAATCCCGACCAGGCCCTGCCGGACCTGATGGACACCCTGACCGAGCACCTGATGACGGCCGGCAACGCCTTCGTCGAGATCACCGGCCAGGGCGAGGCACTGTGGTGCCTGCGGCCCGACACCATGGCGGTCATCACCGACGCCGAAGGCTGGCCCGAGGGGCACGAGCAGCGCACCCCGCGCGGTCCGCGTCGGTTGATGCGCGATCCGGCCACAGGGCGCCTGCCGGTCATCCACCTGCGGCTGGGCGATCCGGGCGACGAGGTGTGGGGACTGTCGCCGCTGGCCCCGGCCGCCGCTGCGATCGACATCCACAATGCCGGTGCCGCCTGGAGCAAGGCCCTGATCGACAATGCGGCGCGGCCGTCCGGCGCGCTGGTGCACGTCTCGCCGCATGGCGAGGGCCTGACCGAGGAACAAGTCCAGCGCCTGCGCGAGGAACTGGACCTGGCCCATTCGGGCCCCGCCAATGCCGGACGGCCGATGGTGCTGGACGGCGGGCTGGACTGGAAGCCGATGGGCCTGACCCCGTCCGAGATGGACTTTGTCGAGGCGCGCCGGGCCGCCGCGCGCGAGATCGCCCTGGCCATCGGGGTGCCGCCGCTGCTGCTGGGCCTGCCGGGGGATTCCACCCACGCGAACTATCGCGAGGCAAACGCCGCCTTCTGGCGCACCGCCGTGCTGCCGCTGACACGCCGGATCGCCGCCGCCCTGACACGCGGGCTGGGCCGGCTGTGGCCCGAGGCGGGGCCCGCGACCCTGCGGGTGGATACCGACGCGGTGCCAGCCTTTGCCGAGGAGCGCGCGGCCGCCTGGGCCCGCATCGGGGGCGCCGCCTTCCTGACCGACACCGAAAAGCGCGCCTTGCTGGGCCTGCCGCCCGCACCGTCCGCTGCCACAACCGCCACGGAGCCGACGCCATGAAAGAACAAAACACGAACACGCCCCTTGATGCGCGTCGCCCGGCGCGGCTGCGGCTGGACCTGACGCTCAGCCTGGCCCTGATGTTCGCGATCGCGGTGGAAACCGCCTCGGCGCTCAGCTGGGCCGGGCGCACCGCCGCGCGGCTGGATGCGGTCGAGCTGGCCGCGCGTGACCTGGTGCACACCCCCGAAAGCCTCGCCCGCCTCGAGGCACACCTGTCGGAAGTCCGCGCCGGGGTCGAGCGGATCGAGCGGCGCCTCGATGCCTCGCAACGCCCGCGCCGCACCGCGGAGGGCCGCTGATGCTGGCCCGGGTCGAGGGCTTTGCCACCCGGTTCGACACCCCCGACCTCGAGGGTGACGTGATCGCCCCGGGTGCCTTTTCGGCCGGCGGGCTGCGCTTTCCCCTGCCCATGCTGCACGAGCACCGCCCCGGCGCCGTGATCGGCCAGTGGCAGGCAGGCCGCGAGGATGCACGCGGGCTGTGGGTCGAGGGCGTGATCGAGGCCGGCGCCGTTCCCGCCCTCGCCGGGCTGTTGTCCCGCCGCACCGCAGCGGGCCTGTCGATCGGCTTTCGTACGCTGGAGGCACGCGCCCTGCCGGCGGGCGGGCGGCGGCTGACCGCCATCGCGCTAATCGAGGTGTCGCTGGTCGACCAACCGATGATGCCCGCGGCCCTGGCGCGGATCCGCGCGCCCCCGCCGACGGCCCCCGCTGCGTGACCATCCCCCATCGAAAGGAGAGACACCATGACCGCACGGACCGAGACCAGGACCAATCTGATGGAGACCTTCGCGGCCTATCGCGAGGCCAATGACGCGCGCCTGGCGGCGCTGGAGCGCGGCCGCCCCGACACCCTGCTGGAGGAAAAGGTCGCGCGGATCGACGCGGACCTTGCGCGCAGCCAGGAGAGGCTGGACCGGCTGGCCCGCGGGGCCCTGCGCCCGCCCGTGGGTGCGCCCGCCGCGGGTGGTGGGGGCGTCAGTGACGGCCGCAAGTCGGCCTTTGCCCGTTTCCTGCGCGCCGGCACCGCCCCGGTCGGTGAGGACCAGGCGCTGGAGGCCAAGGCCCTGTCGGGCACCACCGCCGAGGGCGGCGCGCTGGCCCCGCCCGAGCTGGAAACCGCGATCGCGCGGCGCATCACCGCCACCTCGGCCATGCGCCAGATCGCCTCGGTGCGCACGGTGGGCGCAGCCACCTTCCGCAAGCCCACGGCCATCGGCCGCCCCGCCGCGGCGTGGGTGTCCGAAACCGCCGCCCGCCCCGAGACCGCCGCCCCGCCCCTGGCGCTGATGGACTTCCCCACCTTAGAGACCTACGCCATGCCGGCCGCCACCCAGGCGCTGCTGGACGACGCGCACGTCAATCTCGAGGACTGGCTGGCCGGCGAGGCCGAGGACGCCTTTGCCGCCCAGGAGAGCGAGGCCTTCATCGGCGGCGACGGCACCACCCGGCCCAAGGGCGTCCTGGCCTATGAGACGGTGGATGACGCCGCCCATGTCTGGGGCAAGCTGGGCCGCCGCACCAGCGGGGTGGCCGGTGGCCTGCCGGCGGGCGGCGCGGGCGCCGACGTGCTGGTGGACCTGGTCGCCAGCCTCAAGACCGCCTTCCGTCCGGGCGCGCGGTTCGTGATGGGCCGGCGCATGGCCGCCCTGGTGCGCAAGCTCAAGGACACCTCGGGCGGCTATCTGTGGCAGCCGGGCATGGAGGGCGCGGGCGCCAGCCTGCTGGGCTATCCGGTCACCGAGATGGACGAGATGCCCGACCCGGCCGCCGGCGCGCGGGCGCTGGTGTTCGGCGACTTCCAGCGCGGCTATCTGGTGGTGGACCGGGCCGGCGTGCGGGTGCTGCGCGACCCCTACTCGGCCAAGCCGCATGTGCTGTTCTACATGACCCGGCGCGTCGGCGGCGGGGTGCAGAACTTTGACGCGCTGAAGGTGCTGGAGCTCTCGGCATGACGCTCGAGACGCTGGTGGCACCGGCGCGGCCGGTCACGGTGGCCCGGGTGCGGACGCTGGCGGGCCTTTCGGCCCCCACCGCCGATGCCGACATCGAGGCGCTGATCGACCAGGCGACCGACCTGGTCGAGCGCCGGACCGGGCGTGCGCTGCGGCTGCGCACCCTGCGCGAGACGCGCGGGCGGGCCGGGCGCCTGGCCCGGGCCCCGGTGGTGCGGCTGGTGTCGGTGGAACACCATGAGGCGGGGGTGGTCACGGCCATCCCCGCCGCAGCGGTCCGGCTGGACGATCCGGGGGACCGCGCCTGGCTGGGGCTGGTGCGGGGCGGGCCGGCGGGCGGGGCGACCCTGGTGGTCACCTACGAGGCCGGCCACGCCGCCGATGCGGTTCCGCCGGGCCTGGCTGCCGCCGTCGAGGCCGAAATCCTCGAACGCCTACCGGGCCTGGTGCCAGCAGGCGAACACAGGGCCGCCATCCTGCGGGCCCGCTGGATCCGGGCCCGCCTGTAACGCGCCGGCTGGAACATATCATGAACATCAACCAAGGGAGGCGCGCCGTGGAGACGCCGCAGGCCTGTGCAGAAACCATCGCCCACGCCATCCGCGACCGCTGCGCCGGCCTGGTGCCGGGCCTGCGCGTGACCACGCGCCTGCGACCCGGTGGCGCGGGGCCGATGCGCCTGTCGCTGGAACTGCACCAGCGCCGGCCGGGCTGTGAGCGCCTGCCCGACCGGGCGGACTGGCGCGACATGCTCGAGACGCTGGACCGCGACCTGTCGGACGCCGCCCGGCCGGCGGGCGTGCGCGACGTGCTGGTGCTGCGCCGCGAGGCCAAGCGCGTGCCCGGCCTGCAGATTCGCGGGCGGATCGACCTGTTGGTGTTCACCGACGCCGGGGTGTCGCGATGAGCGCGCTCTTACTGCCCGAGGCCTGGGCCCGCGGCGCGGTGGCGGTGCTGGGCGGGGCGGTGGTGGTGACGCCGCTGGGCGCAGGCCTCGAGGCCCGCACCGCCACCGGGCCGGTGCGTCGTCGCTGGACGCTGGGCGCGCGCACGCTGAGCCTGGCCGAGGCCCGCGCCTGCGCCGACTTCTATGCGGCCCGCGAGGGCATGCGCGCGCCCTTCGGGTTCCGCGACCCGCTGGATGCCAGCCTGCGCACGGTGCGCTTCGACACCCCCGAACTGACGCTGGCGCCCGACGGGCCCGGCCGCGCGCGGCTGGGCGAGGTCACGCTGGTCGAAGTGATCGGGGAAGCGCCATGAGCGCACCGCCTCTGCCGATGCTGGCGCCCGGGCCGGGCGGGCGCAGCGTGGTTCGCCTGTTGGTGCTGCACACCCCGGCCGGCGGCGCGGTGGCCTGGACCGATGCCGCCGCCGTGCTGCCCGCCGGGCTGGTGCCGCCCCAGACCGCCGCCCTGCTGTACGATGCCGGCGTGTCCGCGCTGACACTCGAGCGGCCCGAAGGCACCGCGCCCGACCGGCTGGACGTCGCGGGCCCGCTGGACGATCCATGGACGGGCGCGCTGCCCCAGGGCCTGGCAGGGGCGCCGCTGACGCTGGAGCTGATCGACCTGACCGACCCGGCCGAGGGCGGCCGCCGGCGCGCGCGCGTGTTCACCGGCACGCTGGCGCGGCTGGAGCGGGTGGTGGGCGGGGTGGCCCTGACGGGGTTTGGCGTGCGCGCGGCCCTTGCGGCCAGCCCGGCGCGGCGCCTGCTGCGCACCTGTGATGCGGTGCTGGGCGATGCGCGCTGCGCGGTGCCCGCTGGCCATCCCGCCCTTGCGCAGGGCTGTGACGGGGCCCTCGCCACCTGCCGCGACCGCTTTGCCAATGCCGCACGCTTTGGCGGTTTTGCCCACCTTCCTGACATCGAGACCCTGGCCCGCGCGGGATTTGCGCCATGAACGCCCCGCCACCGCCTGCACCTTTGGGAGAAGGCCGCAAACTGCGCGGCAGGCCGCCGGTTGAGGGCTCAGGAGAGGGCCGTGCAGGGGTGGCGGCCGTTGAGGCGACTTGCGGTTCGGTCTGCCGCCCTCCCCTCAACCCGGATTTGATAGCGCAATCCGGCCTGCTGCCCGAGGAGGCGGCGGTCCGGGGGTGGATCGGCACCCCGTTTCGGGCAGGCGCGTCGGTGCAGGGTGCCGGGGCGGACTGCATCGGGCTGGTGTGCGGGGTCTGGCGGCGTGTGTGCGGCCCCGAGCCGTGGGCGATGCCGGCCTGGGGGCGTGACCCCGACGCCGACGCCCGGGCGCTGGACCGGGCGCTCGACACCTGGTTCGTCCGCGCCCCGGGGCCCGCCGCCGGCAGGGTGCTGGTGTTTGCCCCCGCCGGCCATCACGCGCCCCAGCGGCATCTGGGCATCGCCCTCGCGACGGGAGGCTTTGTCCATGCCGACATCCGTGCCGGCGTGGTCGAGGCGCGCCTGCACCGCTTCTGGCGCGCCCGCCTGATCGCCGCCTTTGCGTTTCCGTTTGCCTCAGGAGCCACCGCCCCATGAGTGACGCAATCGTGCAGGCCGCCACCGATGCCGCCTTGCGCGCCGCCCGGCAGGGCGCACGGGCATGGCTGCGCAATGCGGTCGCCCCGGTGCGCACCGACGGGCCGGCGGAGGCGCGCATCGCCGATCCGCGCGGGCTGGAGGGCATGGCCCTGCCCTTCGTGGTCGGGCGCTGGCGTGTCACCGGCCTGCCGATCTGGGTCGACAGCCCGCGCCACCATGTCACCCGCCGCCCCGCCTCCAAGACCGCTCCAAGGACCGAGCGCCGCCGCGTGACGCTCTCGCTGGCGCTGGGCCTGGCCTGCAGCCCTGTCGCCCGGATCGAGCGCGTGCTGGCCGACGGGGTGCCACTCTCGCCCGCCCCGCCGGGCCTGCGCCTGCACGGCGGCGGGCCCGCGCCCGACCCCGATCCGCTGCTCGAGGCCTTGATGGGCACCGAGGCGCCGCTGTTCCCCGGCACGGCCTGGGTGATGATCGAGGATTTCGACCTGACGCCCTGGGATGGGCGTGTGCCGCTGCTGACCTTCGACATCGTCTGCCCGCCGGGCGAGGAGGCCTCCTTCGAGGCGGCCCTGCGCGGGGTGTGCGTGATCCCGGCCACGGGCGAGGCCGCCTATGCCACCACCCCGGTCCTGCGGGTCGAGGGTCCGGGCCGCGAAGTGGCCCAGAATGTCCATGCCGAGGCCGGCCGCGCCGACCTGACGGTCTCGCTCGACCAGCTGGCGGCCGACCTGCCACAGGTGCGCGCGGTCAGTCTGACGGTGGCCTGGATGGCCGACGGGCTGGACCCTGCCACCCTGTCGATCCGCCCCGGCGTCGAGGCCCGAGTGCGCGAGACCGTCCCCCGGCCCTGGCGCGCGGGCGACATGGACCGTGCCGGCGCGCACCTGATCTCGGTGGATGCGCACGGCCCGGTCTATGGCGGAACCCCGGCCGATGCCGATGTCATTGCCGCCATCGCCGACCTCAAGGCGCGTGGTCATGAGGTGGTGCTGACGCCATTCCTGCTGGTGGATGCACCGGGCCTGCCCTGGCGCGGCCGGATTGCGCCGGCGGGCGGGGACGGCGCGCACGTGCCCGCAGCAGTGGCGCAGTTCTTCGGCACCGCGCGTGCCGACCATTTCACCCTGTCCGGGGGCCGCGTGCGCTGGACCGGCCCGACGAGCGATCATGGCTGGCGGCGGTGCGTGCTGCACATGGCCTGGCTGGCGCGCGCGGCCGGCGGCGTGGACGGTATCGTGATCGGCTCGGAGTTCGAGGGCCTGACCCGCGCCCGCGACGCCAGCGGCGCGTTTCCGGCGGTGCAGGCCCTGCGCGCGCTGGCGGCCGAGGTTCGCGCCGTGGTCGGGCCGGACACCGCGATCACCTATGCCGCCGACTGGTCGGGCTGGAACGGGATGCAGCCGGGCGGCCAGGCTTCCGGCCAGCCCGCCGCCTTCATCTTCCATCTCGATCCGCTGTGGGCCGACCCGAACATCGATGCGGTCGGCATCGACTGGTATGTGCCCGTCACCCACGGCACGGGCGGCGGACGCATCACCGACGCAGCGATTGCGGCCGGCATCGCCGGCGGCGAGGGGCATGACTGGTATTTCGCCACCCAGGCCGACCGTCTGGCGGGCATCGGCACGCCGATCACCGACAGCGCTCATGCCGAACCCTGGATCTGGCGCGTCAAGGACATCGCGTCCTGGTGGTCGAACCGCCACCATGACCGCCCCGGCGGCGTGCGCTCGGCCCTGCCCACCGCCTGGACCCCCGGCATGAAGCCGGTCTGGTTCTGCGAGGCCGGCTTTGCCGCCATCGACCGCGCCACCCACGCCCCGCATCTGTTCGCCTCGGCGCGCAGCACCGAAGGCGCCATTCCGCCGCACTCGTCCGGCCTGCCCGACCCGGACATCCAGCGCCGCGCCCTGACCGCCCTTCTGGCACGGGTGGGCACCGGCCCGCTGGGCCCGGTGGACCGCGATCGGGTGTTCGCCTGGTGCTGGGATGCCCGTCCCTTTCCGGCCTTTCCCGGCCGGGCGGACATCTGGGCGGATGCGCCCGACTGGTCACGCGGGCACTGGCTGAACGGCCGCGCAGGCCAGTCGGACCTGGCGCGGGTGCTGGCGGCCCTGGCCGCTCGGGTGGGCATTGCGGCCGACCTCCGCGGCGTGACCGGCGCCGTGGCAGGCATGGCCCTTCACACCGAAAGCGCGGCCCAGGCCCTCGAGGCGCTGGCGCTGGCGCACGATCTGGTGTGCCACGAGGCGGGCGGGCGCCTTGTGATCGCGCCGCGCGCCGCCCTGGCTGCCGGGGATGGGGTGATCGATCCCGAACGCGTGGGGGCCCATGCGGCCGCTGCCATCACGGGCACCGTGCCCGGCTCGGTGCGGGTCCGTGCGGCCGATGCGGCCGCCCCGGGGGCGATGCTGGCGGTCCAGGTGCGCGCCGCCGCCCCCGGCACGGGGGCACAAGGGGCGACGGTGCTGGACCTGCCGGCCCTGCCGCTGCGGCTGGGACGCACCGAGGCCGAGGCGTTGGGACGGCGCGTGCTGGCGCGGCTGGGCCAGACCCTGGTGCTTGCTTTGCCGGCTTGGGCGGGCGTCCCCGCGCCGGGCGAGGCCGTGCGCCTGGGCGCCGGCGGCGCGGCGCTGCTCGTGGTCTCGGTCCGGACCGGGGCAGAGGGGCACCGGCTGACCCTGGTCGAGGACACCCCCGCCGCGCCGCCGCCGGCCCAGCTGCCGGTGCCGGCCACCATGCCGATCCAGCCTCCACGGCCCGAGATTGTGGTACTGGACCTGCCTGCATGGAGCGCCGCCCGCGCCGGGCTGTTCGCGCGCCCCTTCGTGGCGCCCGCAACCGTGGCCATCGAGGGCGCGGATGGCGTGCACGCCCATGCCCTGGCCGAGCCGCTGACCCGCGGTCACCTCCTGTGGTCGCTGTGGCCGGGTCCGCATGGGCGGCTGGACCGCGGCAACCGGATCGAGGTGGCGCTGGACGCGGGCTGGCTGGGACGGGTGGATGCCGACCGCGCCGCCGCCGGTGCCAACCGCTTTGCGGTCGAGTCCGCGCCGGGCGTCTGGGAGGTGTTTGCCGCCCTTCGGGTCGAGCCCGTCTCGGCCGGGGTGGTGGCGCTGTCGCTGCTGTTGCGCGGGCTGGAGGGCACCATGCCCGCCCGCCCCTTCGCCCCGGCCGGATCGCGCCTGATCGTCCTGGACGGGGACGCGCCTCTGGTCGATCTTCCGGCCTCGCCCGCGCGGGTGTCGGCGCACCTGCCCGGCGGGGCGCCCGGCACGCTGGACTGGGGCGGCGCAGTCCACGCCGGACGCCTGCCCGCACCGGTCGACGTGCGCGCCTTGCAAACCCCCGAGGGCGGCTGGCAGATCACCTGGGCGCCCGCTCGCCATGATGCGCCGGACCTGGCCGACGCGCTGCTGCCCGATGCGGTGGTCATCCCCGTGCGCGTGTCGGTGATGGCCGGAGCGCGCACGCTGGCCGTCACGCGCGTTGAGGCCACGGTCTGGAGCGCAGCGCACCAGGCCGTGTCGGCATGGCGGAGCGCGGGGGCGGACGCGGTGCTGCTGGCCCAGCTGGATGCCGGCGGACGCGCGGGTGCGCCCGCTCGGATCGCGGTGCACTGAATGGTGTCGCCCACGCCCCTTGTGCAGGCGGCGCCGCTGTCCCAGGGCGCCCCCGTGGCGCGGCTGGGTCCGCACCAGCGCGCACCCGCCCGCACCGTGCCCACCTGGCTGGTGATGGCAGGACGCGGCTCGGGCAAGACACTGGCCGGCGCGCACTGGGTGGTGCGCCGTGCCGAACCGGGCGCGCGCATCGCGCTGGTCGGACCGACCCTGCACGATGTCCGCTCGGTCATGGTCGAGGGGGCGTCGGGCGTGCTGGCGGCCATGCGGACCCGCGGCGAGGGCGGGGTGTGGGCGCCCTCGCTGCGCCAGGTGGCGTTCGACAATGGCGCGGTGGTGCAGTGCTTTTCGGCCGACGAGCCCGACAGCCTGCGCGGGCCGCAATTCCACGCCGCCTGGGGGGACGAGGTCGGCGCCTGGCCGCGCGCGGGCGCGGTGCTGCCCAATCTGCGCCTGGGCCTGAGGCTGGGCCAGCGGCCTTTGCTGATCCTGACCACCACCCCGCGCCCGACCCCCGCCCTGCGCGCCTTGCTGGCCGAGCCGTCGGTGACACTGGTGCACGCCACCAGCCGCGCGAACCGGCGCAATCTGGCGCCCGATTTCCTGGTCACGCTGGATGGGCTCTATGGCGGGTCGGCGATCGCCCGCCAGGAGATCGGCGGCGAGATGCTGGCCGACCCCGAGGGCGGGGTGGTGGCGCGTGCCGCGATCGACGCCGCCCGCCGTGCCAGCGTCCCGCCCCTCGAGCGCGTGCTGGTCGCGGTCGATCCGCCCGCCGGCGAGGGCGCGGCATCGGACGCCTGCGGCATCGTGGTGGCCGGCCGCTTCGAGGAAGCGGGCACCCAGCACGCGGCCATCCTGGCCGATGCCACCGTCCAGGGGTTGCCGCCGGCAGGCTGGGCGCGCGCGGTGATGGCCGCGGCCGAGGCGTGGGCTGCCGGCCATGTGGTGATCGAGGCGAACGGCACGGGCGCCGCCGCGCGCGAGGTGCTGCGCCTGGCCGACCCGTCGGTGCCGGTCCGGTCGGTGAATGCGCGCCAGTCCAAGGTCGACCGGGCCTTGCCCGTGGGCGCGCTCTATGCCGCCGGACGCGTGGTCCATGTCGGCGCCTTTCCCGCGCTCGAGGACGAGCTGGCGATGCTCGGCACACCGGCGCTGACCCACTCGCCCGACCGCGCCGACGCCCTGGTGTGGGCGGTGCGCGCCTTGCTGCTGGACCCCCAGCCACGGCCGACCGTGGTGCGGCTGTGAGCGACACGCGCCTTGACCGGGGCGGGTCACCTTGACCCGTGCGCGGACCAGGAGCGCGGGCCTCTGGCCCGCAGCACACTGCGCACGACTATCGCCTCGCCCCGTGACGCGTCCGAAACTTGACGCCACCGACCGCACGGGCCAGCGTGTCCCGAGGGGGAAGTGGGTTGGCGTGGAGCGACTGCGAGAATGACCTGATCGTAGCCGACTATTTCGCCATGCTGCGGATGGAGCTGCGCGGCGAAGCCTATGTCAAGGCGCACCGTCGGCGCGCTTTGCTGCCGCTCCTCGACGGCCGATCCGAAAGCTCGATAGAGTTCAAGCACCAGAACATATCGGCTGTTCTGCTCGGTTTGGGAGAACCTTGGATCGAGGGGTACAAGCCTGCCGCAAACTTTCAGGATTCGCTGGTTGATGCAGTGCTGCGCGCCCTCGGTGCGCAGAGCGGCTGGACGCTTGATCATATGCGCTCCCAAGGCGCAATGCGGATGCGCGAGGACGCACTTTCGGGCTTCTGGTTCGGCCCGCCGCCCACCTTGTCCAACGCGGCGGCGCCGATAACGCCGGCTGACTTGGCTGCGGTGTCGCGGCGCGTGGATGTAGCGGCGCGCGATGCCGAAAACCGTGCGTTGGGCGAGGCTGGCGAAGCGTTCATCTTCGACCTCGAGCGGATGCGCCTTCGCGATGCCGGCAAGCGCCACCTCGCGGATCGGGTGCGATGGGTCTCGCGCGATGAAGGCGATGGGGCAGGCTTCGACATTGCCAGCTTTGACGAGCGCGGTCGCGAGCGCCTGATAGAAGTCAAAACCACCAATGGGTGGGAGCGCACGCCTTTTCACGTCACCCGCAACGAACTGGCGGTGGCCGATGCACACCGCAACACCTGGGTGCTGGCGCGGCTGCACGATTTTGCCCGCTCGCCCAGGGGCTTCGAGCTTCGCCCGCCGCTCCAGAACCATGTCGCGCTGACACCGACCACCTTTCTCGCATCGTTGATCTAGATATATCGCTGCCCCATCGCCCGCTGCGCGGCCACTTCCCCCGTGAACGGGGGAAGAGATGTGTTTGCAGGCCATGGTTTCCTCTCCCGCCCGCGGGGGCGGTGCCCGAAGGGCGGAGGGGGGCGGGCTCGCGGCACCAGGGCGGCACCGCGCGCAATCTCATGGACGCACCAAGGGGGACAACATGCAGTTCGACGCGACCGAAGGCCTGGGCATGGTGGCAGGCCTGATCGGGGCGCTGTGCATGCTGCCCCAGGCCCTCAAGATCTGGCGCACCGGCAGCGCCGAGGATGTCAGCTGGGTGATGTATCTGATGGCCGCAGTCGCGGCCGCGATGTGGACGACCTATGGTGTGCTGCGCGGGGCCCCGTCGCTGATGCTGTGGAACCTGGTCAGCTTCACCATGGCCACCTCGGTCCTGGTGCTGAAGTTCCGCACCCGCCCCCGCTGACCCGGCACCCCGGACCGCCGGTCCGCAGACCGGCGCTCCGCCGCGGTCCGGCAGCTTGCAGATGCGGGTGTCGCTGCTAGAAAGCAGCGCGGGAGGCGGGCCAATCCATGACGACGCACGCGGCGACCCCCGAGGGCGTCGACGATTTCATCGCCCGGTGGTCGGGCCAGCGCGGCGGCTCCGAGCGCGCAAACTATCAGATGTTCCTGTCCGAGCTGTGCGACGTGCTGGAGGTGCCGCGCCCTGATCCCGCCAGCGACAACACGGCGACCAACGATTACGTCTTCGAGCGCGCGGTGCGCGAGATCGGCCGTGAAGGCGCCATCTCGAACCGCCGCATCGATCTTTACAAGCGCGGCTGCTTTATCCTCGAGGCCAAGCAGTCACGTCAGGGTGACAGCCCCAAGGCCCTGCAGACCGACCTTTTCGGCCCGACCACGCACATTGTCGCAGAACGAAGGTCGAGGGCCGACAAGAACTGGGACGTGCTGATGCAGAACGCCCGGCGGCAGGCCGAGGATTACGTCCGCCTGCTGCCGCGCGAGCATGCCTCCCCGCCCTTCGTCATCGTCTGCGATGTGGGTGTGTGCCTGGAACTCTACAGCAATTTTCGCGGCGACGGGCGCGCCTACGATCAGTTCCCCGACCGGCGGCGGTTCCGCATCTATCTGGAGGACCTGCGCGAGCCCGGGACACGCGAAATGCTGGCGCAGCTCTTCGACCGCGACCGCGTGCACGACCTCGACCCCACCCGCCGGTCGGCACGGGTCACGCGCGAGATTGCCCAAAGGCTGGCGGCGGTGTCCAAGGCGCTCGAAGCCGAGCGTCACCCGCCCGAGCAGGTGGCGGCGTTCCTGTCGCGCTGCCTGTTCACGATGTTCGCAGAAGACGTCAAACTGCTGCCCGAAAAATCCTTCCGCGACGTGCTGCAACGCTGCGTGGTCGAGCCCGGCAAGTTCAAGCCCTTTCTTGAACAGTTGTGGGCGGCGATGGATACTGGCGATTTCGCCTACGCAATCGAGCAGAAAGTCCCGCGCTTCAACGGCCAGTTCTTTAAGGACCGCACTGCGTTCGCCTTGGGCGCGGAAGAGATCGGCGAACTGAAAAGGGCCGCCGATTACAATTGGGACGACGTCGAGCCTGCCATCTTTGGAACTCTGCTTGAACAGGCGCTCGATCCGGTCGAGCGGCGTCAGCTTGGCGCGCACTATACCCCGCGCGCCTATGTCGAGCGGCTGGTAATGGCCACGGTGATCGACCCGCTGCGCCAGGACTGGGAGGCCGCGCTGGCCACGGCAGAGCGCCAGAAGGCGGAAAAGCGCGACAACGAGGCGGCGGCGACGCTCCGGGCATTCCACCACCGGCTGTGCGATACGCGCGTGCTCGACCCGGCCTGTGGCACGGGCAATTTCCTCTATGTCGCGCTCGAGTTGATGAAGCGGCTGGAGGGCGAGGTGCAGGAGGCGCTGGCCGACCTGGGCGAGACGCTGAGCCTCGACAAGACCGTCGATCCGCACCAGTTCCTCGGCATCGAGTTGAACCCGCGCGCCGCCGCCATTGCCGAAACGGTGTTGTGGATCGGCTTCCTGCAATGGCACTTCCGCAACAATTCCGCGAGGCCCGCCGAGCCCATCCTGCGCGCCTTCCGCAATATCGAGTGCCGCGACGCGATGCTGACCTGGGACGGTGCGCCGGTGCCCGCGGTGGTCACGGACCCGACCGGCGGCAGGGTCGAGGCCTATCCCAATCCGCGCCGGCCCGCTTGGCCGGAGGCCGAGTTCATCGTCGGCAATCCGCCCTTCATCGGCGGCAAGGACCTGCGCGCGCGGCTGGGCGATGGCTACACCGAGGCCCTGTGGGCGGCCCACCCCAAGATGAACGACAGCGCCGATTTCGTGATGTACTGGTGGGACCGCGCGGCCGAAATCCTGACCGCGAAAGACAGCGTGCTGCGGCGCTTCGGGCTGGTGACGACCAATTCCATAAGCCAGGTGTTCCAGCGCCGCGTGGTCGAGCGGCATCTGTCGGGCAGGGCGCCGCTGTCGCTGGTGATGGCGATCCCCGACCACCCCTGGACCAAGGCCGCACCCGAGGCCGCCGCCGTGCGCATCGCCATGACCGTCGCGCAGGCGGGCGAGGGCGACGGGGTCCTGCGCGAAGTGCTGCGCGAGGCGGCGCTGGACACCGACACGCCGGTGATCGAACTGTGCGAGGCGTTCGGCCGGATCAATCCGGACCTGACGGTCGGGGTGGACCTCGGAGCAGCTTCGGCTTTGTTGGCGAACGAGGGTATGTCCGCTCGTGGAATGGTTCTGCATGGCGCAGGCTTTATCGTAACTCCCGCGCAAGCTGAATATTTAGGGCGTTTGCATCGCAAAGGTTTAGACAAACACATTCGCCACTATCGTAATGGGCGCGATCTAACTGATAGGCCACGTGGCGTCTTGGTGATCGACCTTTTTGGTCTCACCGCGGATGAAGTGCGCGAGCGCTTTCCAGAGGTCTATCAGCATGTAAAGATGGAAGTGAAGGAGAAGATCAATATCGGGAAAGATGGCGAAAAACAGCTTGTTGGTCGCGATTGGAATAACCGTCAGTATCGCAGAGAAAACTGGTGGTTGTTCGGAGAAAACATTCCCGAACTGCGGAAAGCGCTCGAAGGCCTGCGCCGCTACATCGCGACGGTGGAGACCACCAAGCACCGGGTGTTCCAGTTCCTCGACGCCGCGATCCTGCCGGACAACATGCTGGTCGCCATCGGCTCGGATGACGCCTTTCACCTCGGCGTGCTGTCCTCGCGCATCCATGGCGGTTGGGCCATCCGCGCCGGTGGCTGGCTGGGGATGGGCAATGACCCCCGCTATTCGAAATCGCGCTGCTTCGACCCCTTCCCTTTCCCCGCCGCCACCGACGCGCAGAAGGAGTCCATCCGCACCGTCGCCGAGGCGCTCGACGCGCACCGCAAGCGTGTCCTGGCCGAGCACCCGCATCTGACCCTGACGGGCCTCTACAATGTGCGCGAAAAGCTGCGCGCCGGCATCGCGCCCGACGCCCTGGACGCCGCCGACCGGCGCACCTTCGACGATGGCCTGCTGCTGATCCTGAACGAGTATCACGACACGCTGGATGCCGCGGTCGCCGCCGCCTATGGCTGGGCGGCTGACCTGTCGGATGAGGCCATCCTGCAGAACCTCGTGGCGCTGAACCGCGAACGCGCGGCGCAGGAGGCGCGCGGGCAGGTGCAGTGGCTGCGCCCCGACTATCAGCAGCCGCGCTTTGGCCGTGGCGCCGCAGCGCCCGTCCAGGGCGAGGCCGATTTCGGCGAAGACGCGCCCGACACCACCCGCCCGCGTTTCCCCACCGGCGACGACCGCGCCGAGACCGCCATCGTCATGCAGGTGCTGGCCGGAACACACAGCCCGCTGACCGAGACCGCGCTCGCGGCCCGGTTCGCCCAGGGCCAGAAAGTGCTGGAGCGGGTTCGCGCCGTCCTGCGGGCGCTCGCGCGCATGGGCATTGTGGTGCACGACAGGGACCGGGGCTTTACACTGCGCCGCCCCGGCACGGCCCCCACCCGCTGACCCCGGACCGCGGGCCTCCGTGCCCGCCCCTTTCCACGAACC